AATTTTTTTTGAAATATGAGGAAGAAATGGGAATGATAAAGCGTTAGTCAAAGATTCTTCTACTACAATTATTAAATTTGCTTCATGCTCTGCCGCTCGTTCAATTTCCCTACAAAATCTATCATAGTTTTGAACGCTAATAGTCGATATAAAATCCGCTAATGATTTTCTTTCTATATAACAATTACAAGTAAGAGATTTATCGCTTAAAGCATAGTCTCCGAATTTTAGACCTTTACTTTCCGTGGGTATGTTAAATTTTAAAGGTAACTGTTCTCGCGTGTCTACGTACACTTTTACATCTTCATCTTCACTAGGTGAAGAGCCAACCGCTATATTATCAATACTTTCATATTTATTCTGAAATCCTATAGATTCACAAAACTTGTAATAATTACCGATCTTTTTTTCATAGGAAATTATAGAGGGTATCGAAGTGCTTCTGAGCTCTACCTGACAAGGGGAATAAATTAAATTTTTTTTCTCTTTTCTATCCACCAATAGTTTTTTAAGATAACTTTCCGACTCTTCTGTGGGTAGACTGTCAAGCCATTTTAATTGATTGGTTCGGGTATTGAACTCAGTGTTAAAATAATAATCTTTAGATTTAAATTTTATTATTTTGCCATCATATAAATCATAGCGGGGATAATAT